AAAAAACAGATTGTGCAAAAAAAGAATTGTTTAAAATCAATGACTTATAATTTTTTTCATATTCAATCGATTGAATGTATCCAGGTGTTCTGCTTTTGTTCTGGCAACAGGACCTGTTCCTGATTCGTTCTTTTTGCTGGGGTATATATTTATACTGTGTGAATTGACCTATGGGGTATGCATAAAACTTTTACTTTAACCTTAAACGATTGATTGTTTAAAGCTAAACGATTTTCATGCAGAAATAGTTTAATGTTAAACAAAATTATACTAAAGTATAGTTTAACGTTAAACAAACTATCCGAAATATAGTTTAATATCGAACTATATATCCTTATGGGGCGGGAGCCATACGGGGGTATAGCGTACGTATATATGCCCAATGACAGAGAGGGGTATTTTTGGACTGTTAACCACTTTTTTAAACTTATGGTTAACACTTGCACAATAAATAGGCAGGAATATAACTAGGGATTATGAAGATATTCAAGAAAAAGAATAAGTATTATCTTGTAAATCAAGAAGGTGTACTACTTTTAGTGACTACATCTCTGAGGATCTGTCAACATTACAAAGATAAAGGAGGCTTTAAGGTGTGACATCTTGTCACTACGGCTGTATTTCTGTTGTTTTATACTTGAAGCGTGTATAACTAATAGTATATAATACTTATAGTAATACTTTTAGTACTTATACTTTTACTTATTTATACTTTTATATTTATACTTATACTAGAATTACTATAAGTATTACTATTAGTACCCTATTCTTTGTTTTGTTGTCCTATTTTCTTTAGAAAATTGAAGAACGTATGTTGACTTCTAGGGTGCTTTACGTACAACTAGCTGACATAAAAAGTATTATGAATAAAAGAATAAAGTACTTTGGGTCTGATTCAGTTCTTGAAGAGTTTTACCAAGCACTAGCAGACAACAACGAAAAGAAGATCAAAAGAGTACACATACCAAGGTCTGATGTGTTCTATATACGTAGAGCTTACTACGAAGACACAGGACATTGGGTATCTCTGGACAGAATGGAAAGAGCTATGTACCTCGAAGGTCACCTCCGAAAACAAGATGTTTTAGATCCTGACAGAAAAAGAGACTGGGAATAATGGTAGTGGATTTTGATATTGATGGTGATGGTAAGATCACAGCAGAAGAAGTAGCTATGAAAGAACGTATGCTTGAAATAGAGCTACGTGAAGAAAAAGCAGAGTCCCAGAAGTTTATGGCCTGGGTAGCTATGGGAATGATGATTATCTTTACTATCTTTCTGTTTACTCCCATGATGTCAGACTCAAGAGTATCAGCATTAGCTGACCTCTTAGGTTTATTTTATATAGCTCAAACTGGTGTTGTTGCTGCTTACATGGGTGCTACAGCATACATGGCAGGTAAGCCAATGGGCAACAAAGTAGCAATGTCAAAGGATATGAGATAAGATGGCTTTTAGACTTTCACAGAGATCACTAGACAAACTAGAAGGTGTGCACCCAGATATGGTGGCTACAGTAAAAAGAGCCATTGAACTGACTGATGTAGACTTTGGTGTAACGTATGGTGTCAGAACCATAGGTGCTCAGAAGGAACTAGTAGCCTCTGGTAGATCTCAGACTATGAAGTCTAAGCATTTGATACAAGGTGATGGATACTGTCATGCCGTAGACCTCGTAGCGTATTTTGGTTCTAATATTTCTTGGGAGTTAAATGTCTACGATAATATTTGTGATGCTATGGCTGAAGCAGCTAGGGAAGTCGGGTGTGCAATCAAGTGGGGAGCCGCTTGGTCAGAAGGAGACATCAGAACTTACCCAGGTACAGCAGAAGATGCTATGAATGCTTACATTGATCTAAGAAGATCACAGTCCAGAAGGCCCTTCATCGATGCCCCACATTTTGAATTGATGGTGTGATGAGGTGGGTGGTCTTAGCTCTTTTCTTATCTGGTTGTGGTTTGAATCCCCTGTCCCTGTTAGGCAGCTCAGACGGACCAACAGTAAACAGTAACGCCCAGATAGGCAAAGAAAACAGACAAGCTGCAGTAACCTTCGAAGAAGAGATTACAGCAGGTAGAGATGTCATTCAAACAACAAAAGAAGTTGAGACAGGTTCTGTGGAAAACTTAGATATTGTTAATACTAACATCCCACCTTGGATTGTTTTGTTGTTAATCCTTGGATGGTTGTTGCCAACCCCTACAGAAATGGCTAGGGGTTTCATGAATTTTGTTCTAAGATTATTTGGACGTAAAGATAATCCTAAGTACGACAGGTATAGGTCAAAATAAGTAAGGGTAAGATAGTGAACGTCCCACGTTCCCCTTACAAATTAATCAGAGGTTAAGATGGCAGTACCTGAACGAGTTAAAGCAATAATGAAAAAGGAGGGTCTCTCTGGTGTTAACAAACCTAAGAAAACGCCTAAGCACCCAACTAAATCTCATGTTGTTATGGCCTCTGAAGGTGGTAAGTACAAGCTTATCAGATTTGGTCAACAAGGTGTATCTGGCTCTCCCAAGAAGCAGGGGGAGTCTGATTCGTATGCAAACCGTAGGAAATCGTTTAAAGCTCGCCACGCAAAAAACATTAACAAAGGTAAAATGTCTGCTGCATATTGGGCAGACAAAGTAAAGTGGTGATATTATGTGGGTTGGGATCTTACTCGTCTGCTTTGATCCTATGGCCCTGTCCTGTAAGATTATAGCAAAACCAGAACCGTTCTATACAGAACAAGCTTGCTTAGAAGAAGCTGGTCAAGTAGCTGAAACTATAAGACAAGGGGGTGCCTATGCAACTCCACACTGTCATAAAGTCGAAGGAGATAGCGCATAATGCCTGTACAAACAGTAAAAGGTGGTTATCGCTGGGGTAAGACTGGTAAGGTCTACAAGACTAAAGCTGCTGCTGAAAGACAGGGTAAAGCTATCAGAGCCTCTGGATATTCTAAAGGTGGCTCCACTGTAAATGCTGCAGGTAACTACACCAAACCTGGCATGAGAAAGAAACTAGTTGCTGAAGTTAAAGCAGGATCCAAAGGTGGTAAACCTGGTCAGTGGTCTGCTAGAAAAGCTCAAATGGTAGCCAAGCAATACAAAGCTAAGGGTGGGGGCTACACATCATGAAAGCCCCACAGAAGTCTCTTAAAAAATGGACTAAGCAGAAGTGGAGAACTTCTGATGGATCGCCATCAAAAGGTAAGAAAAGATATTTACCTGATAAAGCTTGGGATGCTTTGAGTGCGAGTGAGAAAGCTGCAACCAATGCAGCAAAAGCAAAAGGCAATGCCAAGGGTAAACAGTTTGTTGCACAACCCAAAGGTGTAGCAAAAAAAGTTAAAAAATTTAGAGCAGCAGAGGGTGGAATGGCTAAAGGTAAAAAGATGACTTGCCCAAAATGTAAGGGCGCAGGATGTTCCCATTGTGGTGGCAAAGGATACCATATGGGTATGAGTAAAGGTGGGGATACTGGAAAGAATCCCAACAAAGGAATCGCAGCACTGCGTAGAGTAGCTCCAGGTGCAGTTAAAGCTATGGGGTATAAACATGGTGGACTTACTAGGTCTACTGGTAAACTAGATACTGGCATTAAAGGATGTGAATAATGGCTTCGTATAAAGACTATAAAACTGTTGCTGCTGCTCAAAAAGCAGGATCAATGTATTTCATGGGTAAAGACGGTAAAAAGAAACTTGCTGTCACCAAAGAGCAGTTGAATGCTTGGAAGAAAAAGAATAAAGGTAAGTACACAGGTTCAGCACTTACTGCTTGGGCTAATGCTAAGGGTAAAGACATTGGCGGTGGCTCCAGTGCTCGTGCTTCTTCGCCTAAGCCAAAACTACGCCCAGGCTCACAATCTGCAGGTGCAGGATATGGTGTAATGACCAAAGCTGAAAAAGATGAAGTTGACGCAGCAAACAAAAGAATTACTAATAAGATGTCAGACGCTGAAATCATTGCAACAGCTAGACGTGCTATTAGAGATGCAGATGTATCTGACGCTAAGAAAGAACGTATTAAAAATCTAATGAAAGAGATGCAAGACGCTAGACCATCTGACAAGAGTGTTCCAGGTCGTGCTCTAGCTATAGCTCTTAAAAATACTTTTACAGGCGAAGGTCCAACAAACCCAACTGCTGTCACCAGACAGAAAAAAGCTGACAAAAAGATTACTAAGGATTCTTCTAAAAATCCTGACAAATATAAGTCTGGTAATTCTAAAGGCGGTATGGCTAAGAAAAAGTCAGGCTATAAGTCAGGTGGTATGGTTGACATGAGAACAACAGGATTGTTTAGAAAATGAGACTAGAAGGTGATAAAGTCCTTGGTCCTCGTGGAGATGTTCTTGCTCAAAAGATTCGTGGTACTTGGCACACTAAAGAAGCTAAAGTCTTAGAATTTATTAAAGAGCAAGAATCTGCTCCTAAGAAAAAGGCACCCAAGAAAAAAGCTAAAGTAGAAGAAGAGTTGGTGATGGAACGTGCTCGTGATGAGAACGGTCATTTTATTGCAGATGATCCTGATACTGAAGTAAATGAGGCTTGGGTAGTTAAAACTATAAAGAAGGTCACTAAGAAGAAATGACTCAGTACTCAATAGGTAAACCTGCTCGTAGAAAATCTGTTTGGGGTCATAACACTGGCACCACAACAGAGGATGTATACACTTGCCCTGCTAACTGCATAGCAGAAGTTACCTATATTATTGTGAATAACTCTGGTGGTAGCACAAATTCAGTAAGCGTTAAGTGGTATGATTCTTCAGAAACTTACGCTTCTGGTTTTGTTGAGGGCAAAAGTTTAAATGCTGGTGACTTCTTAGAGTTTAACAATATTGACATTGTTCTTGAACCAGGTGACAAGATTCAATTAACACCAACATCAGCAGGGCATATTGATTCTATTGTTACTTTAACAGAGACCTTTGTACCAGTCGGGTAGCGGGGTTGCATTTTTTATAGTAGTGTGTTATAACTAACAACATATAACTAATCTCCATAAGGTCATAAGACCTGACTTAACAATATGGAGATACTACTATGAAAAAATTCTTTGAAAGATTAATTGAAGCAAGACAAGCCCAAGCAAATGCTCGTATTGCTGAGATGCACCTCTGGAGAATGTCAGACAGAGAACTTAACGATCTAGGTATTGGTCGTGGTGACATTAAAAGAATAGTTCGTGGCGACACACTATAAATACAACACACAAGGAAACACACACATATGGAAAAATATACTTCAAATCCTTATCAAATACGCACAGACCTTTTGGCTATGTCAAAAGAGATGTTAGACAAAACATATGACACACAGCTTCAACTAGCATACGCAGCTATGGAGCAGTACAAAGACAATGCTGAACTAGCTTTAGAAGCTTGGAAGAAGTACATCCCTACGATGTACACACCTGAAGAAGTTAAGAAGCAAGCAGAAACATTATACGAGTTTGTAGTCAATAAAAAATAAAGTCTAATGAGTCTTTGGGAGGAGGCGAATGGACCCTGTTACAATAATTTCAGGTGCGACAGTCGCCTTCAATGCCCTCAAGAAAGGGTTTGCTGTAGGTAAAGATCTACAAGACATGGGTAGCCAACTAACTAAGTGGGCAGGTCACATGTCTGATTTAGGTCAAGCTGAAAAGCAAGTTAAGAACCCTCCTTGGTGGAAATCACTGAGTGGCTCTGTAGAGGCCGAAAGTTTGGAAGTTTTCGCTGCGAAGCGTAAAGCAGAGGCCATGAGAAAAGAATTGAAGGATTATATATCTTTCACGATGGGACCATCAGCTTGGGATGAGCTAGTAGCAATCGAGGCTAAGATTCGTAAGCAAAAGAAAGAACAAGAGTATCGTAAAGCAGAACTACAAGAAGCAATAATTACTTGGACTGTAACTAGTTTGTTGTTGTTAATAGGGTTTGGTGCTTTTGGATTTATATTATATATGGTGACATAATGGCTAGAAACTTAACAGAAAAACAACAGAAGTTCCTTGATGTCCTCTTTGACGAGGCTAAAGGAGATCCTGTAGCAGCTAAGAAACTAGCAGGATATGCTGAAGGTGTTTCTACTTCAGGTATTGTTAATGCCTTGACAGATGAGATTGCAGACCTTACAAAGAAGTTCATAGCACAATCGTCTACTAAAGCTGCTTATACTATGTTCTCTGTTATGGCTGACCCTACTGATCTAGGTGTAAAAGAAAAGATGTTAGCAGCTAAAGATATTTTAGATCGTGCAGGATTTACAAAAACAGATAAAGTAGAAGTAAAAGCTTCAGAGCCTTTATTTATTCTACCAGCGAAAGAAGATGAGTAAAAGAGCTTCAACAGCACCACACCCGACAAAAGTAGACTGGCAGATACCATTGCAAGGAGAAAACGGAGAATGGTATCCTGTTATAAGAGTAGGAAGACACGTACCATTTGGTTACAAACAGGATGAAGAAGACGAAATGCTTCTTATCCCTATCCCCGAAGAACTAGAACTTTTAGAAAAAGCAAAGAAGTTTCTTCAAGATTACAGTGTTAGGCAAGTAGCTCGTTGGTTGTCTGATCAGTCTGGAAGAGAAATCTCACATGTAGGGTTATATAAACGTGTCAGAATGGAAGAAAAAAGGCGTAGAGCGTCCAGCAACTACCGCCAGTATGCCAAAAAGTATAAAGAAGCGGCAAGGAAGAGCCAGAAGATCGAAGAAGAAAGACTTGGTGGAAAGCACACCAGAACTCTCGCCACAGACGATGAGTACATCGAACTCAGAGATGGAGAGTGTTGCCCCTTCTGCGGTCAAACAAAAGGTGATCTTCGAGCCAAACCCAGGGCCGCAGACTAGGTTCTTAGCAGCTACAGAACAAGAGGTACTTTATGGTGGAGCAGCAGGTGGTGGTAAGTCGTACAGTTTGGTTGCAGACCCAGTTAGGTATTTTGCGAATTCACATGCACGAATGCTACTTGTTCGGAGGTCTACAGAAGAGCTTAGAGAACTTATTTCTGTAAGTAAGCAGCTTTATCCTCAGGCCATCCCAGGTATCAAGTTCATGGAAAGAGATAAGACTTGGGTTGCCCCTAACGGTGCCACACTATGGATGTCATATCTTGATAGAGATGATGACGTTATGAGATACCAAGGCCAAGCCTTTAACTGGATTGGGTTTGACGAACTTACACAGTGGCCTACACCATACGCTTGGAACTACATGAGGTCACGTCTTCGTTCAACAAAAGCCTCAGGCTTACCGTTGTATATGAGAGCTACCTCCAACCCAGGAGGCCCAGGTCACCAATGGGTTAAAAAACATTTTATTGACCCTAGTGTACCAGATAAATCCTTCTGGGCTACAGACGAAAATGGAGAGGTCATTAAATGGCCCAAAGGCCATAGTCGAGAGGGTGAGCCACTATTCAAGAGGAAGTTTATACCAGCCACCCTCTTCGACAACCCTTATCTGTCTGAGGATGGAATGTATGAAGCCAACCTTCTATCTTTGCCTGAACATCAACGAAGACAGTTGCTTGAAGGTGACTGGGATATTAACGAAGGAGCAGCTTTCCCAGAGTTTAGCAGACGCATCCACGTTGTTGACCCATTCGATATACCAAGTAACTGGGTTCGTTTCAGAGCTTGCGATTATGGGTATGGATCTTATACTGGTGTAGTCTGGTTAGCAGTTGTTCCAGGATCTGAACAGCTAGTAGTATACAGGGAGTTATATGTTTCTAAGATAATAGCTACCGACTTGGCTGACATGATCCTGGACATAGAACGAGATGAGAAGGTAAGGTATGGAGTTCTTGACTCTTCTCTTTGGCATAATCGTGGTGATACTGGCCCTAGCCTTGCTGAACAAATGATTATTAGAGGGTGTAGATGGAGACCTGCAGACAGATCAAAAGGATCTCGTGTAGCAGGAAAAAACGAACTACACAGAAGATTACAAGTAGACGAGTTTACAGAGGAACCAAGACTTGTCATATTTTCTAATTGCACTAATCTTATATCTCAGCTTCCCTCTATTCCTCTAGATAAAAGAAACCCTGAGGATGTAGATACAAACTCTGAAGACCACCTATATGATGCTCTAAGATACGGAATAATGACACGCCCAAGAAGCAACATATTTGATTTTGATCCTACTTCGCAGAGAACAGGATTTCAAGCTTCAGACCCAACATTCGGTTATTAAGGAATACCTATGGAAGAAGATGACATTTATGAATCAGAAGAACTCTACATGGATGACGCAGAGTCTTCTTTTGTAGAAGATAAAAAAGATTCAGAGGGTCAAGATGACCCTACTGTAGGGACTGTTGTTACCTTCATAGAAGAAAAGTTTTCTCGTGCTGAGAAAGCTAGGTACTCTGATGAACAGCGTTGGATTAAATCATATCAGAACTACAGAGGAATCTATGGCCCTGATGTTCAATTTACTTCTACAGAGAAGTCTCGTGTATTTGTTAAAGTAACTAAGACTAAAGTTCTAGCTGCGTATGGTCAGATTGTAGATGTTCTCTTTGGGTCTAACAAATTTCCTATTTCTGTTAATCCTACTACTCTTCCAGAGGGTGTGGCAGACACTGTAAACTTTGAAACTAACGAACAAAACAGAAAAGCTAACGAACCAGATCTTGCCCCTGAGGATATGAGACTACAGCCAGGTGAGACTATTATTGATTTGCAAGAACGTCTTGGCGGTCTACGTAGAAAGTTAGAGCCAGTAGCTGACCTAGTAGAAGAAGGTCCAGGTACAACACCAACAGAGATTACTTTCCATCCTGCAATGGTTTCTGCTAAGAAGATGGAAAAGAAAATTCATGACCAACTAGAAGAGTCTAATGCTAAGAAGCAGTTGCGTACTGCAGCATTTGAATGTTCTTTATTTGGTACAGGTGTTATGAAAGGTCCGTTTGCAGTAGATAAAGAATACCCTAACTGGACAGAAGACGGTGAGTATTCTCCTACTATCAAAACTGTTCCTCAGACATCTTCTGTTTCTATCTGGAACTTTTACCCTGACCCAGATGCTAACAACATGGACGAAGCAGAGTATGTTGTAGAACGTCACAAGATGTCTCGTTCTCAAATGAGAAGCTTAAAGAACAGACCGTTCTTCCGCAGCAATGCTATTGATACTGCTATTGAAATGGGCGAGTCCTACACAAAAGAGTGGTGGGAGCAAGTCATGGAGGATGCAGACCAAGAAACTAAATCAGAAAGATATTCTGTTTTAGAGTTCTGGGGTTACGTTGACACAGACATTCTAAAAGATCACGATGTAGACATTCCTAAAGAATTGAAAGATCAAGACCAAGTTTCAGTAAATATCTGGATTTGTAATGGTCAAGTTCTACGTCTTGTAATGAATCCGTTTACACCTTCTATACTTCCGTACTATGCAGTACCGTATGAAGTTAACCCTTACTCATTCTTTGGGGTAGGTATAGCGGAAAATATGGATGATACACAGAGCCTTATGAATGGGTTTATGCGTATGAGTGTAGATAATGCTGCACTTTCGGGTAACCTGCTTATTGAAGTAGATGAAACCAATTTAGCACCTGGTCAAGATCTTTCTATCTACCCAGGTAAAGTCCTGAGAAGAATGGGGGGAGCACCAGGACAGGCCATCTTTGGCACCAAGTTCCCCAACGTATCAAATGAAAATATGCAAATGTTTGATAAGGCTCGTGTTCTGGCTGATGAAAGCACTGGGTTCCCTTCTTTTGCTCACGGTCAAACTGGCATTCAAGGTGTGGGCCGTACGGCATCTGGTATTAGTATGCTTATGTCTGCTGCCAATGGTTCTATACGCACTGTTGTAAAGAACATCGATGATTACTTGCTAGGCCCACTAGCTAAGTCTTTCTTTCATTTTAATATGCAGTTTGACTACGACTCAGAAATCAAAGGTGACTTAGAAGTTAAAGCTGAAGGTACTGAGTCTTTGATGGCTAACGAAGTACGTAGCCAACGTCTAATGCAATTTCTTGGTGTTGTACAGAATCCAGTACTTGCACCTTTTGCTAAAATGGATTATATTATTAGAGAGATTGCTAAGTCTATGGATCTTGATCCTGATAAACTTACAAACTCAATGGGTGACGCAGCAATTCAAGCTGAGATCTTAAAGAAATTCCAAGCAGAAAATCCACCTGAGGTTAACCCTAATGCACCACAGCAAGGGGTTCCTCAACCTCAAGGACCACAGCAGGGGGCACCTGCAGGAGTTCAGGTACAAGATACCTCAGGCTCTGGTGGCGGTCAAATGGGTACAGGAACAGTTCCTCAACCAGGTGAGCAAGGTTTCTCTGCTAACACAGGACAAGGTTAAGGATGAGCCTTAAACTACTCGTAAATAACAAAGACA